GTTTGACAATCACACGTTTGTTATTTACTCTGGGTGCCGCGGGGAGAAGTGTCACTTCGATCCGCTGTAGCGACTGAGCCGAACCAGTGTTCGGGGTAGGCCGCGGATCGCCGAACCGGACGGCTCCCAACATATCCGGCACTACAACGGCCGGCGCCCATAAGACCGGTCTACATAGCGCAATGACAAGACCCCGGTGCGGCATAGGACTGCGGCCGGGGCCTTGTCGTTGGCATCGATGGGGCCTTCGGGTTGGCGTCCGACTCGGCCACAAACCGAGCGCAGGAAACTGCTCGCAGGTTCAAATCCTGCCCCCATCACCAGCAGGCAACACGCAGACGATCAAACCAACGAATGACTGCGTCCTCGCGGCTGCTTGCCTGCCCACACCACCACACAACCCAGCCCCACAACGGGAGCAGGCAGACAGGGGAAAACCGCAGTGAGCTTGGCCGAAAGACTCCAAGAAACACCAGAACGCAACTTCGGAATGCCATGCTCCATCGGCACACTCCTCAACACGTTGCCCGCTGACGAGGTTGCAGCGTTGCAAGCCATGCTCGGCACCCCCGAACAACGCTCACCCTGGACCGCGTCCGAAATCTACGACGCGTTGCAAGCTGAGGGCCACACCGTCGGATACCAAACCATCGGTCGTCATCGTGGCCGCAAATGCCGGTGCTTCCGGTGACCCTCGCAGAACGGCTCGCAGCCACCCCGACAGCACCAGCCACCGGCCGCACCAGACCCGAACACCCCACCGGCCGCGAATTCGAATGGAACGGCACCGCCGGCTGGCTCCGCACCGAACCACTGTCGGAACGACCCAAGACATGGGACGAGTTCATCCTCGACGCCGGCCTTGACCCCGACGAAGTTGAGGTTGAAGAACCCGTCCAGGTCCGTGGTTGGGACGGCCTCGCCAAGGACTACGACGACGAGGGCAAACCCACCAACCGTGTCGTGCGCATGCACTACTACCGGCTGTCGCTGAAACGCCGCACGCTGAAGGCAAACCTTGACGAACTGATCAAGGCAGCCAAACGGCGTTCGAAATCTACGCCAGCACTTGTCACGGATTCTGAGACATTCGTTGTCGCGCTCGGTGACTTGCAATTGGGCAAAATGGATGGTGATGGACCCGAGGGCACCGTTGCACGGTTCTATGCCGCCACCGAGGATGCCGTCAAACGGTACAAGCGGATCGCGAAAGGCCAGCCCGTCCTCATCGCACACTTGGGTGACTGCATTGAAGGATTCCAGTCGCAAGGTGGCGCGAACACGTGGCGCACACCACTCACCACGACCGAACAGGTCCGCCTGTATCAGCGGATCTTCCTGGACCAGGTCAAAGCGTTCGCCAACGTGGCACCCGAACTCACCGTCGTGGGTGTTCCCGGCAACCACGACGAAGCACACCGGCCACTGCAAACCTACGGTGACTCGTGGGCAGTCCAGGCCGTATCCAACCTGCACGACACACTCGACTTCGCTGGCGGCTACGAACACGTGACCGTGATCGCACCAGCACGGGACGAGTTGACGGTCACCCTGAACGTGTCCGGCACCGTCATCGGCATGGCCCACGGACACCAATGGCGCGCCGGCCAGGCTGTTACTTGGTGGGCGAAACAAGCGCACGGCCGCCAACCTGTCGGTGACGCTGACCTGCTCCTATCCGCCCACCTGCACCATCTGCGGATCGAAGCCACCGGCTCCGACAAAACCTGGCTCCAAGTCCCGGCGCTCGAGTCTGGATCTACCTGGTGGAAGCATCGCACCGGCGAATGGGGACAGCCTGGTGTCGTCACACTGCTTGCCGGTGGCGGCGGCTGGCGCAGTCTCGAGGTCCTGTGATGCAGACCGTGCACTGGAACCGGCCACGCTGCGAAGCAGGTTGGTGCATGCACCCCACCACCCGCCTCGAGCTACGCCGCACCGTGTTGGGTGCGTTCTGGGAGTCATACTGTGACCTCCACACCTCCGAAGCCGAATACGGGCCATCAACCCTGCTGGCCGTCGAACTAGTGAAGGTTGAGGTGGCTGTCTGATGGGTGTCCGGATCGCCATCACACACGAATACACCAGCGACGACGAAGACTTCTCCGACTGCTACGAGCTAGCCACCGATGAGGACGGCTACAACCCGACCATGGTCCGTGACATGCGGGATGTGGTCCTGTCCATGTGGCAGGGCGCTGACCCGGACCTGGCAGAAATCAGCACCGACGAAGACACCGAACCAGTAGCAGCCGACGACGAGTGAGTATGCGGTCCGTTGGCTGTAAGGGTACGGATCGCATACACCACAGCTTCAAACCAGCCTCACACAACTGAATAGCTTCAGCCGACTAGCGGACCAGGCGTCCCAAGGAGGTGACCGCACGTGCCGAAGCGGATCACCCCCGAAGACCGACAAGCCGTCCTCGACCTACACAAGGCCGGACGGTCACGTAATGACATCAGCCGCGAAACCGGCGTCAGTGCGGGCAGTGTGACCACGATCATCCGTGATGCTGGCGGCAGCTTCGAACGCACCGCAACCGAAGCCGCCACCAAAGCAAAGAAAGCCGACCTAGCCGCCAGGCGTGCCGCCCTCGAGGAGGCGTTGATCGGGGATGCGGAACGGTTGCGTGCCCGGATCTGGCAGCCCCGCGACTACGCCCGCCCCGTTGGCGGGATCGGTTTGGTCGAATGGTCCCTGTCCGAACCCGCGGCGGAGGACCAGTTGAAGTTGATGCAGGCTGCTGGTGCTGCGGTGGATCGGGCGTTGAAGATCGACCAGCATGCGCAAGCCACCTCCGGTGCCGACGAGACACGCGGCTTGTTGGGTGAGTTGTTCGACCAGATCAAGGACCAAGCCGGTGCCGCTGAGTGAAAAACAACTCGCCTCCGTGGCGCACGCTGACGCCCGGTTGAACCTGTGGCACGGTGCCATCCGATCCGGCAAAACCATCGGCTCACTGCTGCGCTGGCTCATCTACGTGTCCCAAGCCCCACGCGGTGGCGAGTTGATCGTAACCGGCCGCACGTTGGACTCCATCGCCCGCAACGTGTTCGCCCCCCTACAGGACCCCACCCTGTTCGGGCCAGCAGCCCGGCAAGTCCACTACACCCGCGGTGCACACACCGCTGTCATGCTCGACCGCACCATCCAAGTCATCGGCGCACACGATGCGAAAGCCGAAATGGTGTTGCGCGGTATCACCTGTGCAGGGTTCTACGGGGACGAAATCACCACACTGCCCGAACCGTATTTCAACCAGTTGATGGGCCGCATGTCCGTACCCAGCGCGATGGGGTTCGGCACCACCAACCCCGACAACCCGGCGCACTGGCTGAAGGTCAACTACATCGACCGGGCCGCCGAACTGGAGATGAGGATCTTCCACTTCCTCATCTCCGACAACCCCGCGCTGCCGGCGAAGTATGTGGAGCAGATCTCCCGTGAGTACACCGGTTTGTGGTATCGGCGTTTCATCCTCGGCGAATGGGTTGCTGCTGAGGGTGCCGTGTACGAGGCATGGGACCCGGCCCGGCATGTGATCGACAGTGATGCCGTTCCACGACTTACCAGAATGTTGTCGCTCGGCATCGACTACGGGGCCACCAACCCCACCGCAGCCATCCTCGCCGGTGTTGGCGTCGACAACCGCCTGTACGCGTTGGATGAGTGGCGGCGCGGGCAACGGCAGAACGGTGGCGGAACCACCATCACCGAAGTCTCCCAAGGCTTGCGGGAATGGTTGGGTGACCGTGTCCCATCGTTCGTGCCCGTCGACCCAAGTGCGGTCGAGTTGAAGATCCAGCTACGCCGAGACGGTGTCCACGGCGTCATGGACGCCAACAACGACGTCGTCTACGGCATCCGCACCATGGCCTCACTGTTGGCCGCCGACAAACTCCGTGTCGTCGACCGCTGCCAGGGTCTGATCAACGAATTCCCCGGCTACTCATGGGACCCGAAAGCCACCGAACACGGCGAAGACAAACCCATCAAAACCGCTGATCACAGCCTGGATGCATTCCGGTACGCCGCAATCTCCACCGAAAACCTTTGGCACCGCCAACTACAACAACCGACCAGGGAGGTCAACTGATGCCGCTGCCCACCGGCGACATGACGTGGCCACCCATCCCCGACCCCATCATGTCCAAGTACCGCGAACACCGGGCATGGTACGACGGGGACACACTCGAGTTGCAAGCCATCTACGGTGGTGCAGCATCACGGCCCAAGATTGCGTGGGCACCGGATGATGTCGGCCAGCCCGCCTACCGTCGGATGGCTAACCGGATCAGTCGCTGGTTTTGGGGACAACCGAACCCGCCCCATGAGGAACGGGTCCGCTCGCATGTGCCGATGCCATCCACCATCGCCAGTACGTCGGCGGCACAGTTGTTCTCCGAGGAACTATCGCTGGACTTTGGTGACGACACCGCAAACCCAGACACCAGCCGCCTGGACGAGATTCTGGACGGCAACAACTGGCAGTCGTTCCTGCTAGAGGCCGCCGAAATCCAATCCGTCCTGGGTGGCGTCTATTGGCGGATCGTATGGGATACCGAGGTGGCCGACTACCCGCTGGTGACCGCGATGCACGCCGATCAAGCATGGCCCGAATTCCGGTTCGGCCGGCTGATGGCAGTCACATTCTGGCAGGTAGTTGCCGTCGATGGTGGCACCGTGTGGCGGCACCTCGAACGCCACGAACGCGGCCAAATCCAACACGGACTCTATGAGGGCACCGCCCAGCATTTGGGCCAGCCGCGCCCGTTGACCGAACAGTCTGACACCGCGTTCCTGGCCGACCTCGTCAACGCCGATGCCGCCATCCCCACCATCCCGGACCTGATGACTGCCGGGTATGTGCCGAACCTGCGCCCGAACCGCAAACGTGGCTCCATTGACCTCGGCCGATCCGACTTCGATGGTGTTGAACACTTGTTTGACGAGTTGGACGAAACCTGGTCGTCGATGATGCGGGAACTCCGGTTGGGCAAGGCCCGCCTGTTGATTCCGCAGAACATGCTGGAAACCCATGGTGCCGGCGAGGGTGCATCGTTTGACCTGGACCGCGAACTGATTGTCCAGTTGGCTGACATTGCCGGTTCGGCTGCGGATGAGAAGCTACAGACCGAACTGATCCAGCCCGCACTCCGGATCGCAGACCACCTCCAAATGGTGGACGCGCTCAAACTTGAGATCGTGGCCGGTGCAGGCTACAGCGCGCAAACGTTCGGGTTGACTACCGACACCGTCATCACTGCGACCGAGGTTGCGGCCCGCGAACGGCAAACCCTGGTGACTCGGGAGAAGAAGACCCGGTATTGGTCGACCGAGTTGGCGGACCTGATCGAAGCGTTGACGGCGATCGACCAGACTGTGTTCGGTGGCGGGCCACGGCTACGCCCGACTGTGGTGTTCCCGATCGCCGTACAGCCCAGCCTGAATGACATTTCGACTGCGGTGCAGAACATGAACGCTGCCCAAGCCATCTCGACCGAGCAGAAGGTTAGGATGCTGCACCCCGACTGGGATGATGAGCAGATCGCAGACGAGGTAGCGTTGATCAAGGCAGAAACCGGGCTCAGTGTGCCGGATTTGTCGTTGCCGCCGAACCCTGACGGGCAGGATGCGGCAGCTTTGGGCATGATCCCTGACGCTGCATCCGAGTAAGGTCGGCCCGTGGCAGTCTCGCCGGCATATGCGGAAGGGTTAGCGCAGCCGATCGCGGCCATCTACCAGCAAGCCGAACTCATCATGCTCGAGATCCTGGCCCGCCACCTCAGCCAAGGAACCACCTTGCCGGATTGGGCGGAACGGAAACTGCTTGAGGTGCAGTTGATCAACGCTAGGATCGCCGGCCAGTTGACCACGTTGAGCGGCACGTCGGCGCAGGAGATAGCCGCGGCAATCACGAAGGCGTACAACCGCGGCCAAGCCGGTGCAGTCGCAGACCTCAACAAGCTAGTGTCGGATTCGTTGCGGACGGCCGAGGCACACTACGCAGGTCTACCGGATGTGATGGCCTTGGTGCAAGAAACCACTGACAGTGTCACAGCCGCCCACAGTCGCATCCTCCGCGCCGTCGACGACATCTACCGGCAGACAGTCCAAGAGGCGTCTGCGCAGGTTCTGGTGGGCACCCAGACCCGGCTACAGGCTACGCAACGCGTGTTCGACCGACTCACCCAGAACGGCATCACCGGGTTCGTCGACAAGGCAGGCCGGGCGTGGGACCTGTCGTCGTATGTGGAGATGGCGGTCCGCACCGCGTCCGGGCGTGCAGCGGTCCAAGGGCACACTGATCGGCTACAAGCCAACGGCTACCGGCTGGTCATCGTTTCTGATGCGCCGCAAGACTGTCCGCTGTGCCGCCCGTGGGACGGGAAGATCCTGTCGTTGGGTGGCCTGGTGCCGGGCGCGGATGACACCCTGGATGCTGCCGAAGCTGCCGGACTGTTCCATCCGTCCTGCCGTCATTCGTTGAGTGCGTATCAGGAGGGTGTGACGAAACCGGCGCACGCCTACCCCGATGCGGAGGGTTACCGGGCCCAGCAGCAGCAACGCTACCTGGAACGCGGGATCAGGCGTTGGAAACGGCAGTCCGCGACCGCCTTGACACCCGAGGCGAAACGTGCCGCATCGGCCAAGGTCCGCGTCTGGCAGCAACGATCCCGCGAACATGCCGCCCAAACGGGCGTGGCCCGCAAATATGCGCGTGAACAGGTTGGCCAAGCCCACTAGCCAGCAAGAAACGAAAGAAACGAAAGGCTCCCACTGGATGTGAGGGCCTTTGTCGTCCAGCCAGCAAACAGTCCCAGGAGGACAAACCCATGTCAGAAGCAGCAGCACCCGCAGCCCCCGCCGCCGAGACGGCCCCGGCCGCCGAAGTTACCGCAGCCGCCACCACCGGCGTAGAGCAGGGCACCACCACCCCGCAGACGCCGGTCGTACCGGAGACGCCCGCCGCCAAACCGGACGGACTCCCCGACGACCCCAGCGAACTCCGCAAGATCATCGCTGATCTACGCAAGGAGAACGGGGCCGCACGGACCACGGCGAAGCAGCAGGCCGCCGAAGCCGCCAAACAAGAGTTGGCGCAGCAGATCGGAAAGGCCCTCGGCCTGGTGCCCGACGATGCACCTGTTGATCCGGCGAAACTCACCGAGGATCTGACCGCAGCGCAGCAGGCGCAGCGACAGGCCGCCGTCGAGCTGGCCGTCTACAAGGCCGCCGGTGCCGTCTCGGCCGACCCCGACGCACTGTTGGATTCGCGGTCGTTTGCGGCGAAGGTTGCCGACCTCGACCCGGCCTCGGCCGAATTCAACACCCAAGTTGCCGCGGCGATCGCAGACGCCGTCCAGGCAAACCCCAAGTTCAAGACTGCCGCCCAGGCGGCTGGCAGGTCTGGCACCGAAATGTCCGGCGGGACCGGCGAAACGAGTGTCACCCCGGAGCAGTTCAAGGCGATGGATTACAACGCCAAGGCTGCCCTGTACCAGTCGAATCCCACGCTGTACCGGCAACTGTCCGGCACAGCATCCTGACCTGAAAGGCAGAACCCACCATGGCTACTGGTTCAACCACCAGTGCACAAATGATCGTCCCCGAGGTTTACGGGGACATGGCCCAGGCCGAATTCCTCGGCCAGGTCAAGGTCGCCGGATCATCCGCCGTCCTCTCCGACAACACCCTCGCCGGACAGCCCGGCGACACCATCCACTTCCCGAAGTGGGGCACCCTCGCGGACTCCGCCTTCGCCACCGTCGCGGAAACCGACAGCCTGGTCATCCAGCAACTGTCGACCGCTGACAGCACCGCCACCATCAAGGAAGCCGGCCTCGCTGTCGAGGTAACCACCCGCAGCCGTCTCGTCGGCTTGGGTGACCCGCTGGCCGAGGCTCGCCGTCAGTTCGGCATCCTGGCCGCACGTCGGGTCGACTCGGACCTGATCACCGAGGCTCAGGCTGACGAAACCGCGAACGGTGGCGGCACGCCCCTGTCCTACACCGGTATAACCGGTGAGGTTGCCCTGTCGTGGGCCACCCTGGTCAAGGGCTTCGCCAAGTTCGGCGACGACTTCAACCCGGGCGACTTCGCCGGCATCTTCATCAACTCGGCACAGATGGTCGACCTGTTCAACGACCCGAACTACATCGACGCATCCAAGATGGGTGTCGGCGCCTCGGTCGTGAAGACCGGTTCGCTCGGCCTGCTCGGCGGCATCAACGTGTTCGTCTCGGACCGGGTCGCCGCGAAGAAGGTTCTGTTGCTCAAGAACCAGGCCCTCGGCCTGCTGTACAAGCAGCGCCCGATCGTCGAACAGGACCGCGACATCCTGAAGCGGTCCGACGTGCTGGCGATCACCACCCACTACGCGGTCAAGCGGCTCAACGACCGTCGCGTGTGCGTGGTCACCCTCGCCGCGAGCTGATCGGAGGCCCTGAATGGGCATGTTGCTCAACCGCCACAAGCGGGAAAACGTGACCACCTCTGAGGCCACCCAGCCGAAGAAGAGGGCCACGAAGAAGGCAGAGGCAGAGCCGAAGCCCGACACTGAGAAAGAGTGATGAGGATGGCACGCGTCTACGCAACAACCGCAGACTATGCGGCCAGCCCGTACGGCGACCCCGATGTGGCCGTGACGGCGGCAGCGTTGGCGCGTGCCAGCCTCACCCTCGACACCGCACTCATCGGCATCTACTACAACCATGACGACAACGGCATGCCCACCGAACAGGCCAACATCGACCTGTTCCGAGACATGACCGTCGCCATCGCCCACTGGATGGTCGAAGTCGGAGACGACGGAACCGGCGCAGTAGCCCTCTACGACACCGCCAAAATCGGCACCGCCTCCTACACCCGATCCTCCTACAACGGCACCACCACAGCCATCCGCGTCGGCAACGGAGTCCTACCCCCAGTCGCAGCAGACATGTTGCGCCTGTCCGGGCTACGAGTGAGGCCACACATCCATGGCTGAACTACCACTAGCCATGCAACCCCACACCGTCACCGTCCAAACCAAACAATCCGGCGGCGCATACGGCGACACCTACGCGGCACCCGTACAAGTCCGATGCTGGCTCGAGGACTCCTACCGGCTCGTCCGCGACGCATCCGGTGCACAAGTCGCATCATCCGCACAACTGTTCACCGCCCGGGCAAACCTGTCCAAGTTCACCATCGGCACCAAAGTCACCACCCCGTACGGGCGCGCCACCCTCGTCCTCGGCAACCAAATGCACGACGACGGCGGCATCGGCGCCTGGCAGCATTTGGCGGTGACCCTGCAATGACCTACACCATCACCAGCCACGCCACCGCAGTCGCTGTCAAAGTTAACGCCGGTGCGAAAGCAGGGTTGACCGCAGCGTTGGAACACCTGTTGGAGGAATCCCGCAGGATTGTTCCGATCGACGAGGGCACCCTTTCCCGGTCCGGGAAAGTATCGGTGACCGCTGACGGCACCGAAGGCGCAGTCTCCTATGACACGCCGTACGCGGCCAAACAGCACGAAGACATGACCCTCAACCACCCCAACGGCCGCCAAGCCAAATACTTGGAACAACCCGCACACGCCGAGAAAGCCACCATGACCGGCCTCGTCGCCGGCGCGATCCGGGCGGCCGTCAAATGACCACCTCCACAGATTTGATCGCCGGCCTCGCCGAATATTTGGCCGACCGGGGCATCGGTGTCTGGTCCGAAACCGGCTACAGCCCGGACCAGACCGGCATCTACGACTCATACATGCCCGACGTTGATCGTGGCATCCAACTCGCCACCTACTCGATCTCCGATGACCCGTCACTGTCTGACACGGTGATGGGCATCCAAGTGATATGCCGCATGCCCGGCCCCGACCCCCGCCCATGCAGGGATTTGGCCGACCTTGTGTTCATGAATTTCCACGGTGCAACCAATCTGGACCTGGCGTCCGGGGTGCGCGTGGTATCGCTGACCCGCCGTTCTGCGGTGTCGCTCGGTTTGGAGAACCAGCGTTGGGATTGGTCGGCAAACTACTACGGCCAGCTCTGGTGGCCGTCAACCCACCGCCAGTAAATGGCACTCCACACAACTCCACAACAATCGAATAAGGAGCATCGTGTCTTCCACGATTCCCGAGCGTGTCCCGCTGGGCACCTCCACCCTCAACCGTGACTGGTACCTCGACGTCGACACCGCATCCAGTGCCTCGGCGCCGACGTGGGCCGGCGTGTTCGGCATCACGAACTTCCAGTACACGATCAGCGCGAACAACGCCGACGACGGCGACTTCGACAGTGGCGGCTGGGATTCCAGCACCAAGACCAGCCAGGGTTGGTCTGTTGTCGCGACCGTGTCCCGGAAGTTGCAGTCCGATGTGACTCCGGCCGCCTACGATCCGGGCCAGGAATTCCTGCGGACCGCCTCCGACCAGTACGGCAACGCTGGCCGTGTCCACATCCGCTGGTACAAGAACGACGATGCGAAGGTCGAAGCCTACGACGGCTGGGCCATCGTCGACTGGGCGCCGCAGGGTGGCGACCGGAACGCACTCGACACCGTGCAGGTGACGTTGACCGGGCAGGGTGCCCGCGCCGCCATCACCTTCCCGGGTTCGGCAGCGTAACCCACAGTCCGGGGTGGGCGTGGTGCTTCTGGCTGGACGCCCGCCCACCCCACCACTCTCTAATCCAACTTTCCAGCCATAACGTTCTACTTCCAGCCAGGAGAACCAAAATGGCGTTCAAGCCAGCACACCGCCCCGCACTGTTCCTCCCCATCCCCCTCGCCGACGGATCGACGAAGGTATACAAGATCCTTGCCCCGTCGGCTGCGACCGGACTGTTGATCAGCCAAGCATTCACCTTGGGGCAGGCCCGCGCCGAAGGCCGCGAACTCACCCCCGAGGAAGAAGAACTCCTCGACCTGTCCGGCGACAAGGAAGAACAGTTCGACCGGGACCTGTTCGGCGGCCAAAAGCAGCAAATGTTGGACGACGGCGTGGACCAGTTCACGTTCGGTGTCGTCCGCCAGACCACCATGTTGTGGGTGCAGGCCGGCAAGGCTGCCGCGGAAGCGTTCTGGAATGCGGCCACCTCCGAAGACGAAGACGATGATCCGGAGGACGAAACGGGCCCAAAAGAGAACGCTACGTCGGACGTGGCGAACAAGGACCAACCGGACTCCACCGATGGATCGACGACACCGAAGCCCCGCAAGAAGGCGGCACGCAAGCGGGCTTCAGCTGGTTCGACTTCTACCGCAACTGGGACCTCATCGAAGCCGACCTCCTCGAACGATACGGGATCGACTGTGGGAACCGTCGACTTCTGACCGCCCGCGACTGGTTTTGGTTGCACGACAAGGTTGTCGCCTTGTTCGCTGTGCCGAAACTGTTGGTGTTTGCCCCTGACGGGAAAGGGGTTTGGGTCCCGCAGACCCGCATTCACATGAGACTCGACCCGCCCTAGTTTTCGGCTAGGATGGGTCACTACAACTGAATATTTTGGAGGGCACGTGTCGGAATCGACGCCGGAATCCGGTGCCCTCGACCTCGGTACCCTCGCATACAAGATCACTGTCGAAACCGCCTCCCTTGAGCGTGGTTTGGCGGATGCGCAGAAGAAGGTTGCCGCCTCTGCTGCCGCAACCGATAAGGCTGTCTCCGAATCGGCCGCCAAAACCAGTGCAGCGCAGAAGCAGGCGGCGAAGGCGGCCACCGAATCGGCAGCGGCAACACAGAAAGCTGCCCGTGACGCCCAAGGCCGGTTCACGGCGATGGGCAAGGCTGCCACCACAGCAGCCGCTGAAACCACCGCAGCCGCCAAAAAGACCACCGCTGCACTCGAGTCCGAAGCCGCAGCCACCACCAAGGTAGGCAAAACTGGCGGCATCTGGTCCGGGCTGGCCCAAAACGTCAAGCAGTACAGCACCAACGTGTCCGCAGGTTTGGACCGGGCCGCGAACAAGATCAACAGCCACAAGTCCGAAATCAACACCCTGGCGAAGCCGTGGACCGCCGTGGGTGTCGCTGCCGCTGCCGCGTTCGGCGTCGCAGTCAAGGAAGCCGCAGACTTCCAGAGCAGCATGGCCCGCGTGGGTGCGTTCTCCGATGATGCCCGCGAACACATCGGACAACTGTCCGACCTGGCGAAAACCGCCGGCGTCAACATCGGCTACTCCGCGACACAGGCCGCCGCGGCTGAGGAAGAACTCGTCAAAGCCGGTGTGTCCGCAACGGACATGATCAACGGCGGCCTCAAGGGCGCGTTGCAGTTGGCTGCCGCCGGGCAGATTGACGTATCTGATGCCACCAACATCGCCGCCTCAGCAATGACCCAGTTCGGCAAGACCGGTGCCGACATCCCCCACCTGGCCGACCTGTTGGCGGCCGGCGCCGACAAGGCGTTGGGTGGAGTCCAAGACTTGGGCGAAGCACTCAAATACTCGGGTACGCAGGCCCACCAGTACGGCATCAGCATGGAGGACACGGTTGGTTCTCTGGCCGCGTTCGCACAGGCCGGACAGCTCGGCTCCTCCGGCGGCACCGAGTTCGCTGAAGTCCTGACCCGGTTGGGTGCGCCGACCGGCAAGGCCGCCGACGCGATGAAGGACTTGGGCCTGTCGGTTTACGACAACAACGGCAACTTCGTTGACATGACCACCCTGGCTGGTCGGTTGCAGAAAGCGTTCCTCGGCCTGACCCCGGCACAACGCAACGCCTATGAGGAGACGATCTTCGGGCAGCGGGCCATCCGTGGCGCAAACGTCCTCATCGCTGAGGGTGCGGACGGTATCTCGGACTGGATCAAAAAGGTCAACGACCAAGGGTTCGCTGCCCAAACCGCCTCCCGGAAAATGGATTCACTCTCGGGTGATTTGCAGAAGTTGAAGGCCGCGGCGCAGAACGCTTTCATTGGTGCCGGCGACGGACAGTTGACCCCGCTACGCCAGTTGGCCGAACAGTTGACGACCGTCCTGAACGGCTGGAACCACCTGTCACAAGGCACCAAAAACAATGTGACCAAAATGGTCGAGGCCACCGCCGCCATCGGTCTGGGTGGCACCGCGATCACCAAAATGCTGATCGGTGCCGCGGAAACCCGGAAGGCGTTCTCCGACCTCGGCCTGTCCAAGGCAGCCTCCGGTATCAAAAACCTGATCACCTCCGCCAGTGGGATCGGTGCAATCGGTCTGGCGGCTGGTCCGGCCACCGTCGCACTCGGGCTAGGTGCCGCTGCACTCTACAAATGGCAGCAGAAACAAGCCGCGATCAAGCAGGACACTGCCGGATTTAACGAAGTCCTAGACGGCATGACGGGCAAGATCAACGCCAACACTGCCGCGCTGAACAAGAACATTCAGCAGCAGGCGATCAAGCAGCTCAACGACGCGGGCGCGTACCGGGCCGCGGCCCAGTTAGGCATCTCCTACAACGATGTGACCCAGGCCGCATTGGGGAATGCGGACGCCCAGAAACGTGTCAACGACATCATTGGGCAGGCCATCGGCAAACAACACGAAGGGTCACTATCGGCAGCTGGGTATGCGACCGCGAACAAGGACAGTGCTTCAGCTGTCGGCGCGAACGCTGGCGCGGCCCGCAAACTTGGTGATGCTCTCGGTAGTTCGCAAAAGAGTCTCAAGAACTCGATCCAGGCCCACAACGATTACACGTCGGCAACGAAACAGGCCGCCTCAGCCACGAAGGATGCGACCGACGCAGCCAAGGATGGTGCCGGTCCGACCGTCAACGAAACGAAACTGTGGAACGACCTCACCGATGCCGCGAACGCTTTGCAGGATGCGTTGCAGAAGGTGTTGGACAAGTTCACCATCCT